ATCCGCCGTCTGCTCGCCGAGCCCGCCGCGTGGGAGGAGGCCTCGGCGGCCGCCAGCCGCCGCAGCCTCGAACTGGACCCCACCGACGAACTCGAGGACTGGTGCCGGGTGGTGGAGGAGGTGGCCGGGTGAGCCTGCTCGACACCGGCCCGGAAACCATCACCGTCTACCCGGCCGGCCCCATGAACGCCGACGGCTCCCCCAGCGAGGGGGCCCCGGTGACCGTCGAGGGCTGCCGCGTCCAGCCGCAGTCGTCCACCGCGAGCGACTCCGACGGCTACCAGGACGCCACCACCTACCGGGTGCTGCGCCGCTCGCTGCCCGCCGGGCCGTGGGCGCGCGTCACCTGGCAGGGCCGTGACTACACCGTCGTCGGCGAGCCCTCCCACTACCGGGGATCGAAGCGGGTCGCCCACGACGTCGCCGTGATCCGCAGGAGGTGACCCTTGTGGCGCAGGTCGACCGCAACCTCGAGTCCTACCTCGCCCACCTGCCCGCCGTCCGCACCGAGGTCCGTGCCCTGGCCGAAGCACGGGCCGCCCGGATGCGGGCCGTGGCCGCCACCCGGCAGAACACCGGCGACTTCGCCCGGTCCTTCAAGGTGGAGCACGGGAGCACCGACTCCGTCATCTACTCCGACGACCCCAACGCCCTGTCCAAGAACTACGGGCACACCGCCCCCGACGGCACGTTCGTCGACGGCGTGCACGCCTTCGAAGCAGGCATCTCATGACCCCCGTCCTGCCCGACGCCGACGCCCTCGTACGCCTGGCGTACGAGGCGGCGTTCCCGGACGCCACCGTCGTCAACCAGTGGCCCAGCACCTGGGCCGACCGTCTTCCGCTGCTGGTCGCCCGCAAGGTGCCCGGCGCCGGCGCGGTCGACCCGCGCGGCCTGGACCGCTCCACCATCTCCGTGACCGTCTGCGCCGCCGACCGGGCGGCGGCCTCACTGATGGCACGCCAGGCCCGCGCCGCTCTCTTCGACGCGTGCGTCAGCCAGTTCTCCGACACCGAAGCCGGCGGCTACCTGAGCCACTTCACGGAACTGGTCGGCCCGTTCTGGCAGCGCGCCGGAGACGCGGCCCTCAACCACTCAGGTGTGTACCGCTACGAGGCGACCTACCAGGTCACCTCCCGCCCGCACCTGTAGCAACCGCCCGTGCCGCCTGGGACCTGCGGCACCCACCCACGCCCGCCGGGCGAAGGAGAAACTCATGCCTCTGCAGGATGACGCGCCCATCGTCCCGGGCACCGGCTATCTGTACCTCGCCGACCCGGACACCGCCAAGCCCGTCGACATCACCGACCCGCTCAACCCGGGCTCGCCGTGGGTCAACTTTGGGCACACCTCGCGCGATGAGATGCCGGAGTTCGGACGGGACGGCGACGACCCCACCACCATCGGCTCCTGGCAGAACGCCAAGCTTCGCCAGACCTCGCCGGACATCACGTACACGCTGACGTTCCAGTCGGTGCAGTCGACCACCGACACCTACCAGCTGTACTTCGGTGCCGGCCCCGAGAAGATCCAGGGCGACGGCAGCTTCCGGATCCCGGCCACCCCGACCCCGCAGATCAAGGCACTGCTGATGATCCTCGTCGACGGGGCCAGCTTCCTGCCGCTGTGGCACCCGCGGACCAGCCTGCTGGGCTCCGACGCGATCTCCCTGGACGTGGAGAACTTCGTCTCCTACCCGATCACCGGGACGTTCCTGGGCTCCTCGCTCCTCGATGGCGACATCGGCGAGTGGGCGGCCATCCTCCCCGCCTCCTCCAGCTGAGGCCCCTCATGCCCTGCCGCCCGGTACCGGTCCCGTGCCGGGCGGCAGGCCCACACCTGCACATACGGGACCGCGCACTGATGGAGGGACCACATCATGGCTGAACCGATCAGCATCGAAGACCTGCAGCGCCAGGCCGACGACAAGTACCCCGGCCTGCCCCTGAAGCTGGAAGACGGCACCGTCGTCACCCTGAAGAACCTGCTGCGCCTGAACGACACCGCGCAGAAGAACGCCACGATCCTGATCGACTCGATCAAGACCGACGACAGCGACAGCACCTCCGACCAGCTCGAGAAGCAGAAGCGGGTGGTGCGAGACCTGCTGCTGCTCGTCTGCGACAACCCCAAGGCCCTCAAGCCCGTCGTCGACACCTGGGATCTCGCGCTGCTGCTGCTCGTCATGGAGAAGTGGCAGGCGGAGACCGAACTCCCGGAAGCCGATGGCTCGCCCAGCTGATCACCGACGGCCGAGCGGGGGCACTACGCGCCGACCTCGCCCACTTCTACCAGCGTGACCTGCTGGACGTGTGGCGCGGCACCCTGTCCCCGCGGGCCGTCTACGAACTGGTCGAGCACATCCCCGACGACTCCGCGCTCCAGGCGGAGCTGCGCGGCGGGCGCCAGCACCGGGGCTGGTCCATCGCCGCCTACCTGGCAGCCGCCCAGGTCGACGCCTCCCACGACACCGCGTGGGTCACCGCGTCGGCCGCCAGCCGCAAGACCGTCAAGCGGCCCGCGCGCGTCCAGCGACCGGGCGGCCTCGCGGCACGGGCGCGCACCACCCAGCTGGACCTGTCCTCGCATCCTTCCGCCCGGCCCCTGCCGGCGAAGTACCGCGGGACGGTGAAGAAAGCGATCACGAAAGGCAGGTGATCGCGGTGGCTGGTCCGGGCGGTCGCGAAATTGCACGGCTGGCCGCACGCGTCCTCCCGGACACGTCACGCTTCGCCAGCAGCCTCCAGGGCTACCTCGACAGGATCGAGCGGCGCGCCCAGGTCAAGGTCAAGGCCGTCCCCGACATGACCGGCTTCGCCCGGGACATGCAGGCCCGCCTCGCTTCGGTACGCGCCCAGGTCGAGGTCCCGGTCACCCCCGACCTGCGCCGCTTCCACGCCACCCTCCAGGCGTCCATCGCCGCGGCACGACAGCGCGTACGGATCCCCGTGGACCTGGACGTCAGCCAGGCAGCGATCGCGGCCGCACAGGCCCAGCTGCGCGGACGGACCGTCCAGCTCGAGGCACGGATGAACATCTCCCGCCTCGAGCTGCTGCGGCTGCGGCGACAGTTGGCCCGCAACGCCGTGCGGATGCCCGTGCGCCTGGACCTGTCCCGTGGCCAGGTACGGGCCCTGCAGCGGCAACTGCGCTCGAGCGCCGTGCAGGTGCCGGCCAGCATCCGAATCAGCCGCGCCGAGATCCGGCGCCTGCAGGCCGAGCTGGCCCGGCATCGCTTCCACATCACGGTCGACATCGACCGCCGGGCCACCGACCAGATCCAGCGCACCCTCAACGGCATCGGCAACGCGGCCGGTGGCGGAGGAGGCGGCCTGGGAGGGGGTGGCCTGGCGCTGCTGCCCGGCCGGATCGCCGCCATCGCGACAGCCGCATCGTCCGCGCTGCCGTCGGTCGCCTCCCTCGTCGGCTCCCTCGCCCAGATGGCGCCCGCAGCCGCGCTCGCCGCGCCCGCGCTGCTCGCCCTGACCGCCGCAGGCGCCGCTCTCGCGATCGGCGCCAAGGGCGTCGGCGAGGCACTGAAGAACGCGTTCGACCCGGAGAACGCCGAGAAGTACCAGAAGGCGCTCGCCAAACTGTCCCCCAACGCACGGTCGTTCGTGGAGGCGCTCAAGGGGGCGGCGCCGCAGTTCAAGGAGTTCCGCAAGGCCGTCCAGGAACGGCTGTTCGAGGGCCTGAGCAAGCAGATCACATCGGCGGGCAAGGCCGCCCTGCCCGTGTTCCAGCGCGGCCTGGTCGGTACGGCCGGTGCGCTGAACAGCATGGCCGCCGGGGTCACCCGGGTCGTCACGCAGCTGGCCGACAGCGGCCAGCTGGGCAAGGCCATCAAGGGTGCGAACACCGGCCTGACCAACCTGCGGAAGATCCCCGGCCAGTTCGTTGCCGGATTGGTGAGGATCGGCGCCGCCGCAGCACCGGCCTTCGACCGGCTGACGGACAAGGCCGGTGATGCGGCCACCCGCATCACCGACAAGATCGCCAAGGGCCTGGAATCCGGCGCGCTGACGGACAGCATCAACCAGGCCGTTGACCTCCTCGGCGACCTGTTCGATGTCCTCGGCAACCTCGGCACGATCTTCAAGAACGTGTTCGCGCCCGCCGCCGAGGCGGGCGGCGGCTTCCTCGGGATCCTGCAGGAAGTCACCGGCGAGCTGGCCAAGGTCACCGCGACGAAGGGTGTGCAGGACGCCCTGAGTGCCCTGTTCGACACCATGGCCCAGCTGGGCCGCACTGCAGCCCCGTTGATCGGTCAGGCCCTGTCTGCCCTCGGCCCTGTTCTGACCCAGCTCGGCCCGCCCGCTCAGCTCTTGATCAAATCCTTGGGCAGTGCCTTGCAGCCTGTGATCAAGGCGCTCGGTCCGGTCCTGAGTGAAGCGGCTGGCGCCGTGGCTGCCCTGGTCACCGCCGCCGCCCCGCTTCTGCCGGTCGTCGGTGAACTCGCGGCCTCGCTGCTGCCCGCCCTTCAGCCCCTCCTCGCCGCCGCGACGCGCATTTTCACCTCGCTTGCCCCTGTTGTCCAACAAGTCGCGGATGTCCTAGGCCCCACCCTGCAGCCCATCGTCGAGGGGCTGAGCGAGGTCCTGGTCCAGCTCGTCACGCAGGGGGCCGCCCAGTTCCTCACCATGCTGCGCCAACTTCTGCCTGTCGTACCGCAGTTGACGCCCGTTCTCCTGCAACTGGGCGAATCCGTAGGGCAGATCCTGACGCAGCTGGCACCCCTGCTGCCCAAGATCACCTTGCTCGGGGCTCAGCTCGTCAGCCAGCTGCTGCCCGCGATCCTCCCCTTGATTCCGCCGCTGGCCCAGTTCGCGTCCATCCTCATCCGGCTCGCGACGGGCGTGATCACGAACGTCGTGATCCCGGCCCTGTCCGGACTGATCGACTTCGTGACCGGGATGCGGGAGAAGCTGCAGCCCGCGATCGATGCCGTGACCTTCGTGACGGAGGCCATCGCCACCGCCTTCACGTGGCTGTTCAACCTGCTCGTCGGCCACTCGATCATCCCCGACATGGTCAACGGGATCATCTCGTGGATCTCCAGCCTGCCCGGCGGCATCGCAGGCGCCATCACCTCGTTCGTGGCGGCGATCGCCTCCGGCGCACAGCAGGCCCTGGCGGTCTTCCTGGCCCTGCCGGGGCAGGCCGCGGGCGCCCTGGCCTCGCTGCCCGGACTGCTGGCCAGCGCGGCCACCTCGGCGGGGCGGGCGCTGCTGGGCGCGCTGCAGTCCGCCGGCAGCCAGGCCGTGGGCGTCGTACGGCAGATTCCCGGCATGGCGGCCGCCGCCCTGGGCGGGCTGGGCGGCGTCCTGGCCTCCGCGGGCGCGAGCCTGATCTCCGGCTTCATCTCCGGCATCCAGTCGAAGATCGGCGCAGTCCAGTCCACGCTGAGTAGCCTGACCAGCAAGCTGCCCGGCTGGAAGGGGCCGGCGAAGAAGGACGCGCGGATCCTCACCCCCGCCGGACGCCTGCTGATCGAAGGCTTCATCCGCGGCATCGACGGCACCACCGCCAAGCTGCGCTCCCGCCTGGAGTCCATCACCAAGGCGCTGCCCGCCAACGTGAAGTCGGGGTACGGCAAGTCGCTGAAGAAGGCGACCGCCGAGCTGTCCCGGCTGGTCACCCAACGCGACAGGGTGATCAAGAGCCTCGCGGCCGCGGAGAAGCGGCTGAAGTCCCTGGCCAAGGAGCGGGACGCCAACGCGAAGAAGATCCGCGAGGGCATCCTGTCCGAGGCCGACATCACCAAGTCCGTCACCGGCGGCCCGACCACGGCGCGGTCCATCACCGACCAGCTGCGCGCGCAGCTCAAAGCGGTGCAGGACTTCGCCGGGCAGATCACCCGGCTGCGCAAGCGGGGCCTGCGCGCCGACCTCCTGGACCAGCTCGGCCAGGCCGGTGTCGAGCAGGGCGGGGCAGCGGCCGCCGCGCTGTCGGGCGCTTCCGACGCCCAGCTGCGGGAGATCAACAAGCTGCAGAAGCAGCTGTCGGCCGCGGCGTCCAAGACCGGCAACACGGTCGCCGACGCCATGTACGACTCCGGGGTGCAGGCCGCCAAGGGCCTGGTCGCCGGGCTGAAGAAGCAGAAGAAGCAGATCGAGCAGACCATGATCTCGATCGCGAAGAGCATGCAGAAAGCTCTGCGCGCAGCCCTCGGGATCAACAGCCCCGCACGCAAGCTGATCCCCGACGGGATCAACACCGTGCGCGGCCTGCTCGTCGGCGTCGACCGCGAGCGCCCCCGCCTGCTGGACGCCATGGCCTCCCTGGTCGCCATCCCCAACGCC